AAGTACAGACTAAATTCCGGGACGAAATTCGTCCACGTTTTGGTGTAATGCGTTCACGTGAATTCATCATGAAAGATGCATATTCTTTTCACGCAGACCAGGAATCACTACAAGAAACTTACGACAAAATGTATGATGCGTACTGCAAAATCTTTACCCGTTTAGGTTTAAATTTCCGTCCAGTACAGGCGGATACCGGTTCAATTGGTGGTTCAGGTTCTCACGAATTCCACGTCCTGGCTTCAAGCGGCGAAGATGATATCGCATTCTCGACTGAATCGGATTATGCAGCCAACATCGAAATGGCTGAAGCAGTTCTGGTTGGTGAACGCGCTGCACCTGCTCAAGAATTAAAAGTTGTTGACACGCCAAATCAAAAAACCATTGCTGATGTATCTCACTTCCTCGGCACTGATCCTGCACATTCAGTGAAAGCTCTCCTCGTTCAAGGCGTTGCAAAAGAAGCTGGTCAGCCTGCTCCAGTTGTTGCTTTGTTCCTTCGTGGTGACCATGAACTGAATGAAATTAAAGCTGAAAAACATCCTTTAATTGCTGCACCTTTAACATTTGCTACTGGGGTAGCAACAGTTTTCTTCTTAGGGTAATATATCCTATATGGTGGTGTATCCAGGTCATCTTCTGTATAGTGTCCATATACTGTTATACCTAGTACTGCCTCTTTTTTATCTTCCGTTTTTATATTTAATCCATCTGTACTAAGAGCATTAAATACTTGTATAATTACTGGAATATCTGAACCAGTTATTGTTCCAATATAGGTTAAATTATCAAGATAATCTTCATCTTTTATTTCACTCCTACCTGAGATAATATAATACTCTCCGTTTGTAGTATCATCTATATCTGCAGCTCCAAGAGCTAACTTAAGGCTTTCAGGAGTTGTTTCTAATAGGTTCATGGTTTGGCTTACTTCCCAACTATCTATTAATTCTAAACCCTGAGCTTTACCAGCAACTCCATCAACTTCTATTTGTCTTATCGTTGCTACTGCTTTAAATTCTCCTCCACCTTGAGTTGCACCTAATAGCTTATTAGCTGCTTTAGCACTTTCATAGGTATCTACTCCAACATAGAAATTTTTAAAGAACGCTCCTGCTCCTGTATGCAAATTATCCTTTGTTTTTGTATTAAATCCACTTTTAACTTTTCCCATAATATTACTCCTTTCCGTAATATCTTATTTCAAAGCTCTCATTTATTCTTTGAATTGTCTTATCTTCATCATCAATCCACTTTCTATCCTCGTTTGAATATAAAGTAATTGAATGATATTCATTTGTTAAAGTATATTTATCCAGTAATTCTTCTACTTTGTCTACTA